AACCTACTTCATGTGGCCCGTGTTTACTTGAGTGGGTGAACGAATTGAAAGGAATTGTAAAAGTATACGAAGATGAATTTAACGAAAACACGAATTAAAAAATGGCAAAAGTAGGAAGACCAAGAAACTTAGATAGTCCTGAACAACTATACGAACTATTCATTAAGTACAAAGAGAACGTAAAAGCAAACCCAAGAATGAAACATATCTTTGGAGGTAAAGACTTTGAAGAACGTTGCGAACCTTTAGAATGCCCGTTAACGTTAGAAGGATTCGAAATTTATTGTTGGGATAGAGTAGGATGCGTAGAAGATTATTTTAAGAATTCAAACAAAAGATACGAAGAATTTTCGCCCATCTGTTCACGTATACGCAAAGAAATACGACAAGACCAAATTACGGGCGGTATGGTAGGACAGTATAACCCAAGCATAACACAACGTTTAAACGGCTTAAAAGAGCAAGTAGAACAAACGAACATAGAACAACCATTATTTAATATAGATGCTAACATTAACGACGGCAATAAATAAGATTCTAAGGTTAAAAAAACGGATTAAAATAATTCAAGGCGGTACTTCAGCGGGTAAGACGTTTGGAATATTACCCGTGTTAATAGACAAAGCTGCACGCCAAAACGGATTAGAAATAAGCGTAGTAGCTGAAAGTATTCCACACTTGCGTAGGGGCGCATTAAAAGATTTTTTACGTATAATGAAGTGGACAAACCGTTATTACGATGAACGTTTTAATAAAACGCTTTTACGGTATGAATTCGCAAACGGAAGCGTAATTGAATTTTTTAGCGCGGACGATTCAAGCAAATTAAGAGGGGCGCGACGTGACATACTTTATATAAACGAATGTAACAACGTAACGTTTGAGTCTTACAACGAACTTGCAATACGAACAAAGAAAGAAGTGTATTTAGACTTTAACCCCGCAAATGAATTTTGGGTACATAAGGAACTAAAAGACGAACCAGATTCAGACTTTCTAATTTTGACTTACAAAGATAACGAAGCCTTGGACAAAGCAATAGTTGACCAAATAGAAAAGAACCGCGATAAAGCCGCTACAAGTACGTATTGGGCGAATTGGTGGCGTGTATATGGACTTGGTGAAATAGGCTCGTTAGAGGGCGTTATATTCAGTAACTGGAAAACAATAGACACAATACCAAACGATGCTAAGTTAATCGGAATAGGCTTAGACTTTGGATACACGAATGACCCCACCGCAATAATTGAAATATACAACTACAATAACACACGAATAATAAACGAATTAAAATACCAAACGGGGTTACTTAATTCCGATATTGCAAAGCTACTACCAAAAGACGTAGTAGTTTACGCTGACTCAAGCGAGCCTAAAAGCATTGAAGAAATAAGACGGTACGGAATAACAATTAAAGGCGTTACAAAGGGCAAGGATTCGATTAACTACGGAATAGATGTTATGCAAAGACAAAACTATTTAGTGACGTCAAACAGTACTAACCTAATCAAAGAATTACGTTCGTATACTTGGGACGTAGACAAACAAGGAACGCGTTTAAACAAACCTATTGATAATTTTAACCATGCAATAGACGCTTTACGCTATCACGAAATGGAAAACTTGGGATTAAATTCTAATTACGGTAAGTATTCTATATACTAAATTCACACTAATGACAGACGACCTACCCGAAATGAAACACATAGTTGAGCAATTCATCTATGAAAAGACGGGAAAACGGATTAAAATAATATTCGACGACCCTATGAGAATACATTTGCACTTACAAATATTAGCTGAAGCGTACAGTATTGCACTCGCTTACTACAATAAACAAAATAAATAGTTAAATAAATATGAAAACGGAAATATACGTACCTACTAAACTTAGTGAAATTCCTTTAAAGAATTATCAGGAGTTTATGAAGTTGGTCGAAAATTCGAACGATGAAGAATTTATAGCGCAAAAGACCATTGAAATATTTTGTGGCTTAAATATGCGTGACGTTATTAACATTAAATGGAGCGACGTAAAAGATTTAATTTCGCATTTTAACACTTTGTTTAAACAAAATTCTGAATTCGTTCCTACGTTTAAAATTCAAGATATGGAGTTTGGATTTATTCCAAATTTAGAAGATATTACGTTTGGTGATTACGTGGATTTAGAAAGCAATATAACAAGCATTGATAATTTCCACAAAGCAATGGCAGTAATGTACCGACCTATCAAAACACGAAGAAAGGATAAGTACGAAATAATACCTTACACGGGTACGGACGAATTCAGCGACCTAATGAAGTTTGCACCGTTAGACGTAGTAATGAGTGCATCGCTTTTTTTTTGGACTTTAGGAAACGACTTAGTAAACAGTTCGCTTTTATCTTTGGAAATGGAGATAGAGAAGAACCCCAAAATAATGACTTCAGCGAACGAACACAGTTTAGCAAACAATGGGGTTGGTATAATTCAATCTATGCACTCGCTAAGGGAGACGTTACAAAGTTTGACGAAGTTACAAAGTTGGGGGTTAGAAAGTGTCTTACCTACCTTACTTACGAGCGACAAAAAAACGAAATAGAACAAAGGGAACTAAACAAAAAATTTAAACATGGCTAATTATTTTAATATACTCGATACGCTAAAATTACATTTAGACAATGACCCGTTTATAACAAGCGTTACTGAAGGTGACATTTTTCAAGTCGATTTAGGCAAACAGACTTTATTTCCTTTAGCGCATATAATGGTAAACACCGCTACTTTCGAGGGTAATGTATTGCGGTTTAATATTACGTTAATGGTAATGGATATTGCTAACATATCAAAAGACGAAATAACAGACGTTTTTTTAGGTAACAACAACGAACAAGAAATTTTAAACACTACGTTAAGCGTATTAAATAGAGCCTACGAAGTTTTAAGAAGAGGTGACTTGTACAGTAACAATTTTCAAGTAGACGGTAACCCAAGTTGCGAACCTTTTACAGAAAGATTTGAAAACTATTTAGCTGGTTGGGCAATGACTTTCGACGTATTAGTAGCAAACACAATGACAATCTGTTAACATGAGAAAATTTAAACAAGCACTAAACGAACTAATGGAAAACAATCCTAACGGAACGGATTTTATTTGTTCTATTGAATTCGACAAGTACGCCAAAAGGATGTTTAATCAATACAAAGGATTTAGTATTACATGTGACTATTGCGTACCAAAAGGTGAACTATATTTTATTAATTACACAATAAAGCCCGTAAATGAGTGAAACGCTAAAAGCACTTCAGAAATTTAGGGACACGGTTGTAAACGAAGCTAAAGCGAACTTACGTAATAGCGGCAAAAGTACAAGTGGCAAACTATTAAATTCTATTGAGGGTACTGTTAAAGAAATGCCTAATTCAATAGGGGTTTATTTCGATATGCTACCATACGGAAACTTTCAGGACAAGGGAGTTTCAGGTAAACAAATAAAATACAATACGCCTTATTCGTACAAAGACAAAATGCCACCGCCGAGTAAACTGGATAAGTGGATAGTTCGAAAAGGAATAGCACCAAGAAACAACGGTAAATTTGCTTCGCGTAAATCAATACAATTTATGATAGCGCGTAGTATTTTTATGAAAGGAATTAAACCAAGTTTGTTTTTTACTAAGCCATTTGAAGCCGCTTACAAACAGTTACCCGACGTTTTAATAGACAAATACGGCTTAGATGCTGAACAACTGTTAAATCAAATATTAGACACAAATTTAAAGAATATCAAATGAGTATTTTTGCACGAAGTCCGTATATCGTTACGGTAAATGAAACGGGACAAGAAGGTAGTAAAGTAGAATTGTTTATTTGGAATGGAACGGGCAGCGCACCCGCGAACCCTACGTACACTTTGAGTAAATTAATACCCGCTTCAAACAACATAAACACGGAATATAATATAAGTCCTTACCTACGTGAATACCTTACATGGACAGTAAGACAAACACCGTATAACAACTTTTCAGCAAGTCAAATTACACAATATTGTAGAGTACAAATAAAGACCTATAAATTAGTTTCGGGTACTTACACTTTGGTCGATAACGATACTTTTTACGCTTACGATGGATTCGGATATTATGAAGAAGGTTTTAACCCAACTTTAGTAGAAGATATTTTACACGAACAAGGGACGTTTAATTATTATTACGATGGTTTAAACGCTTCGGTTTTTTCAGATAGGCGCGCCGGTTTTATTATGGTTCGAACGGGAACAAGTTACAAAGCACGTTACCGCAATTTAGTTTCGGGTGCAAATCATACCCAAACATTAACAAACAACGCATTAATAGACGTTTTAAGAATATACCCAAGTTATTACAGTAGTGGAAATAGTTTAGAAATTTTAGACGCGTCAGACAACGTTATTTGGAGCGCAATATTTAAGCCTAATGAAAATTGTAGATATACTGCGGTTTTATGTGACTTTGTAAATAAATACGGATGTTGGCAAAGGACTTGGTTTTACGCCGCTTCAAACGATACACTAAACGTTGAAAATACGGAATATAATTTAATGCAAACCGCTACTTCAGGATATAACACTATTCAGGGACAAAGACAAACGTTTACAACAAACGGTAAAAAATCAATTAAAGTAAATACCGATTGGGTAGATGAAAGTTACAACGATTTACTAAAACAATTGATGCTTAGCGAAAAGATTCTAATTAACAATTACCCCGCTAAATTGAATTCTAAAAGCACCGAGTTATTCAAGAACATAAATACCAAAATGATAAACTACCAATTAGAGTTTGAAGATTCATTTGATGTAATTAATTCCGTAGTATAATGAAAAGACGAATTCAAATATTTGTAGAACCCGTTTTAGATAGTGGGGACTTTCAAGAAATAGAATTATTTACAGACGAGAATATAGAGGTAACTTCTAC